CCCCTGGCGCCGGCGCACCTCGCGAAACAGGTCGAGCGGCGATCGCAGGATCGGGTCGTTGCGCGGCACGAAAAAGGCCCACCGGTTGCGGCGCGACTTATCCTCCCAGAACCGCTCCTGCTTCGCCTCATGCCCCCAGCACCAGCCGACCACGCGATGGTGCGGATGCTCGGCCGCGCAGATCAGCAGATAGGCCACATCGGGAGGATTATCGTGCTGCACCATCAGGCAATGATGCGACTGTCGGCAGGCCTTGACGTCGATCCAGTCCTCGAGGTCCGGCAGCTTCTTGCCCGACCGCAACTCGTCCTCGGTCAGGAACTTCTTCCACTTGACCGGCGCCAGGTAGTTGCGCCCGGCCACCTCGCCGCGCGCCCCCCAGATGTCGCGCGCCAGCGCCGTCGCATCATCCATCGGCGCGTTGTTGCTCGACTTGAGCCGCAGCGCCTTCGACAGTGCGCGGCGCTGCTCGCCACAGGCATCGGCCTCCACGATGTCCGCCTCGGACAGCGTGATCCAGGTCACTCGTCCTCCGTCTGCACCACCTCGCTGCGCGCCAGCCAGGTCGCCGCCCGCATCAAGAGGCCGATCACCCGGTCCGTATCCGCTCCGGCCGACGCCACATAAAGCTCGCCCGCCCGGCCACGCCCCACCACGATTGCGTCGACCACGCCCTCCTCGATCGCATCCTCGAAGATATGCCGCGACGACAGCTCGACGCCCAGATCCCGCCGCTCGACACCGGGCAGGACGATGATCGTCGCCTTGCGCCGCTTCGTCACACACCCTCCGGCATCGGATTGCACGACGGCGCAAAGAACAGTCCGCGAGATGGCATGTCCTCAGCCAGCCGCCACGTCTTGCCGCTGGCCACGTTGATGCGGATCGCGTCGAACGAGCAATGCTTCGGATTGTTCAGGAAGATGCCGGCGTCAAGGAAGGGATGCGTCCCGCTGCTGACGCCGATCGCGCTGATCCCGATCTCCTCCGCGTTGTGCATGAAGATGCCCGAATGCTTGTCCGGCGTGTTGTTGGTGATCGCCAGCGCATCGAGCTTCCCGGACGCCGCTGCCGTCATGTAGATGCCGTGGTCGTTCGATTCCATCGACAGCCCGCTGATCTTGAAGCCGGTCGACTGCCACGCCTCGCCCTTCTCGTTCATGCCGAGGTGGATGGCGATGCCGTTCACCTCGTAGCGGCCGCCCAGCACGACCAGCCCGAGATTCTGGTGGCGGATGCCCTCGACGCACCCGGTGATGTCGCAGTTCAGCGCCGTCGTCGCGTTGCCCGCCATCAGCCCGACACCCCTGATGCCGATGATGGTGCAGGTGTCCAGCGTGGCGCATTGCGAATTGAACGTCTCGATCCCGACCTTGCATTGCCCCTGAAACTGGCAAGACACCACCCGCGCCATCACGCACGAATGGATCATCAGCCCCTTGCCCTCGGCGTGGCCGTTTTCGAAGATCAGCTTCTCGACCACATGCACGCCGCCGATCGGCGACTTGACCGACCGCTTGAACAGCGCGTCGGGAAAATTGCCGAGGATGTGCGCGCCCGGCTCGCCCTCGTAGTGGAAATTCAGCTCCGGCGTTTCGAAATTGATCGGGCGCGTCACCAGGTAGCGGCCGCGCGGAAAGTAGATATGCCGGTCCGGTCCGTCGAAGGCGCGTTGCAGCGCATCGCTGTCGTCGGTCGTCCCGTCGCCCTTCGCTCCGAACGGCGCATCCTTCACACTCACCATCGTCCCGCCCATCGTCGTCTCGCCCCCGTTCACTGGTTCAACCGGTTTCGCCATCATCGCCTCACCTGTGACACTGCCCGCACGACGGCAGCCGAATATGCGACTGCATCACCGGCACCGGCAAAGGCGGCGCCACCCCCTGCGACAGCGTCAGCGGCGACACCGTGAACGGCTGCACCGCGCAGCCGACCACGACCAGCACGATGCCGAGCAGGATCCCGATGAGCTGGGCGTCAATCCACCAGCGCAGCGGAAACCCGAACATCACCGCCTCCGCAGCATGAACCTCACGAACTCGAGCAGGATCTGAAGCTTCACCATCTCACACCTCGCATGTCACGTCGGCCCGGCCCGGCATGTCCCGATGTGGCTTCGCAGCACAAGGAGACTTTCGCTCATCCCCGGTACGACCGGCAGTTTTCCCGACCAGGCCGACGCCACATCAATTCAACGCTGCCCGTGGCCGCGCGTCAAATCCGCCGACATCCGCCGCGACCGATTCTGCAATTCCGCCAGCCGTGTGTTCGACGACGCCACCGTCACATTCGTCGCCCGCGGCTCCGGCACCACCTCCTCGCGCGGCGTCCGCACCGGCTTCGGAACCGCAATCCCAGGCTCCTCGACCGGCTCGTTCTTCTCGGGATCCTCATCCTCCTCGAGCGGCTCCTTCGGTGCATCCCCAACCGGCCTCGGCTTGCCACCGGCCAGCACCACCTCGGCCCGCAACAGCGCACCCTCGGCCAGCTTCAGCGCCGCCTCGGTCTGCACGTCGACCGGCCCCCCGATCGGCCCGATCAGGTGCAGCCGTTCACTCACCACCCGCAGCGCACCATCCAGTTCGTAAACCGCATGCAACGCCGCCTCCAAACGCTTCTCCCGATCCAGCATCCTGCCCTCCACTAGCCTATCCCGTTGTCAGAAAAACCCCGCAATTGCGGCGGCGCCGGCTGGTCACTGTCGAACAGCACCCCCAGCGCGTCAATGATGCGGATCACTTCGTCCAGCGTGTCAGCGTCAAACTGGTGCCGGGCGCGGATCCGCATCACCTGCAGCCGCTCGAGCAGCGGCATCGTCTCGTTCACCAGGCCTAGCCCTTGTCCGGCGCCGGCTTCTGCCCCGGATGCTGCGCCGGATCCTGCTCCGGCAATCCGCGCCGCGACCGCTCCTGCTTCTCCAGATCCGCCCGCTCGCGCGCCTCGCGGTCCGCCTTCGACAGGCCGCCCAGATCCTCCGTCTCGCCCGGCTTCCCGGCTCCCTGAATCTCAACCTTCGTCTCTTTGCTCACGACTTCCTCCTCGATGGTTTCCCCGCGCGACCCTCAACCCCCCTGAGCTTGCCTTTGTTCACCGACGCATAAAACACCGCCTCGCCCTTCTTCGGACCATATTCCTTCTTCATCGCCGCCAGCACCTTCTTCCCCTTCGCCGTCAACGGCATCACAGCCTCCGAACCCGCAAAAACGGCATCTGCAGATCAACCGCCATCCATTCCTGCGCCGGATCCAGAAACAGCAAATTGTGCTGCCGGCCCCACAGCTCGAGCAACCGCTCCCCCTCGGCCGCAAGCTCGTCCGCATCCAGCCGCGGGCGGACGCTTGCAGTCGCCCCGACAGTTTGAAGCACGTCACTTCGTGCTGCCCGCAGTTCAGTCATCCCTTGCTGTCTCCGCGGAGGGGAGCCGAGCGGTCAGGCGCTTCGTCTCCTCGATCATGGCGTCCCTCATGCTGCGAGGGTCGTCTCCACGCTTGAGCCAGTCGTTGATCAGCGCAGTCAGTTCGTTTTCAAAATTGCTCATCACCAGAACCCCCGCAGCATCCAGGCCACCAGAACCACCGACACCAGAACCAGCCCGATCGCCAAAACCTCGACCCAAACGTCAATCGCCTCGCGCCGCCCGCGCGCGTCCATCATCACCACCGTCTCCCCAAACCAGCTCGCTGCCATATTCAGGATGCCCGTGGATCGCCAGCATGTCATCCATGCTCGCCCAGCACGCCGTCGAGCCACGCGCCGTCAGCCAGCGGATCGCAACCGTCCCGTCGGAAAACTGCACACCCTCGAATTGCGCCTGGTCCGGCGGATTCTTCTGATCCGAATTATGCGTCGCGTCCGGCACCGCGCGCCGGTACATCGTGAACATCCGCATCACAACCACCCCAGCAGCCACCAGATCAACACCACCCACACCCCCAGCCCAACCAGAAACGACACGATCCAGCCCATCACTGCTCCACCGATATGCAAATCTGCTCGCCCACCGATTCCAGCACAATCCGTCGCCCCAGCGGCCCAGCATCAAACATCGCCTTCACCCGCTCCCAGTCACCACGCGAAATCGCCAGCGGCTTCCCGCCATCCGAAAAACTGCAAAATATCACCTCGCCCGCAAACGGCGGCTCCAACGGCGTCACCAAAACCTCCACCGTCATCACAGCACCCACAAAATCACCACCGCAACCGTCATCATGAACAGCGCAAAACCAAACCACCACCCGTAAACATCGCGCATCGATCACACCAAAAATTCGCGCGACCCTTTTATCACCAGACACACCCCTCACCAAAAGCCCAGCATACGCCCCTCCACAAGCTCCACCAGCGTGTGAGGAAACTCAGGAAGCGGACTCGCGATGAAAGATGCCAAGCCGAGAAGCCGCGCAACAAATTCATTCAGAAAAAAATTGGAACG